AGCTCTGACGAGCTTCACCACTAGCGAACTAGTGGGTCCGGAGCATGCGATCTAGGTCACATTCCTCGGATGTCGGCGCCCGCTGTCCTGCAGCAGGGTCGATCCGGCAAGCCCTGAACCGGGCAATCGAAGTGGTCGAAAGGGAGTTTCCTCGGAAAGAGGAAGGCTCTCGCCACGTAACAACCTGTAAAGGTGTCGATTGCTCGGCCCTCAGGGCAGAGTTGAGCAGCAGGAAGGCTACTCTGCTTGCAGGGAGGTCAGAGTCCGTCACGCGGACAATGACTCAGATGCTCAAGAGTCTGGATAGATTCTTTGACATCCCTTGTCCCCCCTGTGACAAGGTGGCAGTATCGAGAGCCCGGTCTTTGTGGCAGCGTGACGTCGCCACACCGGTTACTTTCGATCCTGCAACTCCAGCCAGCTGGAGTGAAGAGCCTCTCAGTGAGTTGGCCCGACGAGTTTCCAGACTCGTCGGCACTGATTGGGCGAAGGGTATTAAGGAGTGTCGAGATGCTTGCCTGGTTCCTGACCAGCGCGGGTGTCTCGAGACTCCTTCGGGTGAGGGAGGTACTTTGGCTACTGCCCATTATTCTGAGGACGTATACGGCTTGAGAGTCGGTACGGCCAAGACTAAGGGTAAGATCCGTGTCGTTACGATGCAGTCAGCCAAAGTGAAGAGCGTTCTCCGTCCGGTGCACGATTGCTTGTACGACTTCCTGAGTCGTCGCAAGTGGTTGGTGCGGGGAGAGCTCTCCAAGGAGCATATCCAATCGGTCCTCATGGACCGGGAGGACGGCGAGGACTTTGTGAGCGGCGATTATAAAGCCGCTACCAATAATATCTACCTGCCGGCGGTAGAGACCATTGTCCGTGTCCTCGCCGAGGCTCCTTCCCTCTCGGAGGAGGAGAGAACAATCCTTCTTGGATCGTTCGCGTCGGAGAACCTTCATTGGGTCTCAATGAACGGGGTTTCGCACCCTATTCTGAGAGGCTCGATGATGGGGAACTTGGTGTCGTTTCCTGTCTTGTGTTTGCTTAACAAGGCTTGTTTCGACATCGTTAGTTCTCTTCGACGTAAGAGGACTGGAGTGAAACGTTACCGCCGTCCTATCATCAATGGGGATGACATTGCCTTCGCCGGCGATCGTCAGACTTATGATGACTGGGTGATGGTAACGGGACACTTCGGTTTGGTGGTCAACGAGGAGAAGACCGGTTTTTCATCTCGGTTCATAGAGTTGAATTCCCGGTCCTACGACGTCGAGAGGCGGGGTTTTCTTCGGAAACCTGTGCTCTCGGCGCTTCTTCCAGGCGACGACCCCTCTTGTCTCCTCTCTCGCCTCTGGGAAGGTCTTAAGACACTCAGTCCAGGCGTTTTGCGGTACGTCATTGTAATGATGAGGCACCATATTCAACGCCGGGGCGTTTGTCTTTCAGGCATTCCCGCTCGTATGAGGCGAGTTCTCCTTAAGGACAGATGGTTCCGAGCCGCTGTCCAGGTGGAGCCGCAAGTCGTGAGCTCGGGGGTGAAGAGGTGTTGGCCGGTTGTCACGCGTGACTTCAGACCTCCACCCTCTCACCTCCGACTCTACGAACGCATGCAGCGGGCCTTGCTCCGATTGGGCGTCAAGCTCTGTCGGGGTGTTCGGGTCCGGCCTTGGGAGTGTAGACTCAAGAAGGGGCGCCGGCCAGAGGTCAGTTCCTTCGGGCGACTTCGTTTAGTCACCCGTTGGCGCTGGCGCTGGTCAGCACCTCTTCTTAACTACTGGGAGGCTTGCAACCTTCCAGTAGTCGAGCTCTCTCAAGGGCAGTGGGAGGAGGATCATCCCGATCTCTATTCAGAGACCGTCGCGGAGATCGAATCCTTGCGGTTCCCGCCACCTTTCGCTCTTATGCTTGACGCTGTCCGCCCCGACGGGGTGAACTGGATCTAGCTGCAAGGGCAATTTTTTAGCAGGGAGAGGCGTTAGCTCTCGCGACCTGCTTTTATCCTCGCCTTCGGGTAGAGGGACTCCTGCGTCGGATGCGCTTCGATAACGCGCAACGCCAGGGGGGGCCTTAGGTAAAGGTGACAGGTGAGACTGACAACTCTCGCTTGGCCTTCTGACGGTCCCGAGTCCTTTGTAGAGGATAGAGGTCGGTTGTGAGGGTTTCCGGACTTCGTCCATGTGAAACCTGCACAAAACTCGCGCCCACTCGCGTTATCGCAAGTAGTGGAGTTAACGGTACGACCGTGGCTTCCAGACTGACCCGTCTG